AAACAAAAATCTTGAAACCCTTCTTTTGTTTAAGAAATAAGCATAACAAAAATCAGCCATTTCTTTATTTATTGCTTTTTTTAAAACACTATATTTATTTTTTTTGAACGACATTAAGTACTCCTTTAGGTATTGCTTGACAGTTCCAATGTATAAATCTAAACGGTTCGTATCCTATATCAACACTATATAAATGTGGCATATAAGATGGAAAAAATATCATACGACCAGGTTTAACTTTGTAATGCACTTGTGAAGTTGCATAAGTTACTTTTGATTTATCTTTTTCAGGTAGAAGATTCATTACATTACCCGCTCTTGGATCTTCAAAAACTGGCATAGATGTTCTTTCACTAGCTTTTAAAAAATAAAATCCAGATATATGTCCATTCCAATGTGTGTGTAAAGTATGATGTCCACCACCTTTTTTGGAAAATTCTTGAACCCACATTTCTGTTGTAAATAAACTATAGTTTGTTAAATCAAACCCCATTTCATTTAATAAATTTTGTGCAGTTGCACCTACGTAATCCTGTAATTGTTTAAACTTAGGATCTCCAATTAATGTTGTAGAATGAAATACATGGCCCATATCTCCTTTATCACCAAATTTTTTGTTTCTTTCATTTATTTCTTTTTTTAAATTTTTTTGAGCTTTTTTTATATAAGGATCAGAGGCTTTATTTAATTTATTTACAAATTTAGGCTCATCTGCCCACCATATTGGACACTTAAAATATTCTTCTAAATTTAATTGTTTTGGAAAACTCATCTAAATGGATACCCCAAATTCCATATTACTAAACTATATCTTGATCCTTTTTTTACTGGGCATACTCTATGCCAAACAAAACTAGGAAAAACAACTAGTGATCCCTTTGGTAATATTTCTTTACATTTTTTAATATTAGGTTTTTTATCAGGGTCCATATTTCTAAAATCAAATTCTAACTCTCCACCTTTGTAATCTTTTGGGTCTGATAAACTAACTGTTACGGATAGTTTTCTTATTTTACCATGCGATGGATCATTTGTATTTTGTCTTGCGTAAGGTTTATCCCAACTATCACAGTGCCAATCATAAAATTGACCTTTATTATATTTAGTAAATTGACAAGATTCAGAATAATCCCAATCAAAATTCCAACCAGCACTAGCGTTTGCTGAGTGAACATAAGGTTGAATTTCTTTATAGATCCATCTATCATTCATCCAAACAATATTAGAATCTCTTTTTTGTTTTAAATCTTTAAGTTGTTTTTTATTTAATTTTTTCTTATCATCAAAACCACCAGTGACTGCCATTTGATCAGAAATAGATTTTCCATATTTAATTATATCATCACAAATTCTTTCAGGGATTGCTGATTTAAAATAATAATAATAATTTGTTAAGTTCATATATCTTTATAAACTTAATATAACATTTACTAAGATATTGTCAATGTACCAGAAACTGTAAACGTAGCTAATTTATCACCGCCAGGGTGTGTAGATGTGCTGTTTGTTCCAGGAGATACCGCAAAAGTTGTATCACTAGGTGCTCTTACAATTACAATACCTGATCCACCTGCACCACTAGAATTACAATTTGATGTTCCAGTTGGGTTATTACCTGATCCACCGCCACCACCACCTGTGTTAGCACTTCCGCTAGCACCAGCTCCAGTGCAGTTATTACCACCAGTTCCACCACCTCCAGCTCCACCAGCTGGTAAAGGTCCTGGAGAATATTCTCCTCCACCTCCACCACCAGCGTATGATGTATCTGGTCCTAAAATTGTATTAGGGGCTCCTGCTCCACCAGCACCACCAGCACTGCTTGAACCATGGCCACCTGTACCTGTGGCTCCACCTCCACCACCAGAACCATAACCTGGTCCATCTTTATATCCAATACCACCTGCTTTTCCTTGAGGTGGATCTACAGGAGGGGTATTACCTGCTCCAGGAGCACCACCCGCACTACCGTTTGGATTAGGTGTACATCCCGAGTAAGAACCTCCACCACCAGATCCTCCTGCAAGACCAGGAGTAGCACTTACGTTACCACCACCTCCACCACCTGCTGATGTTATAGTTGAAAATGTTGAATCTGATCCTGGAGCACCAGAAGTTTGAGTACCACTTGTTCTAGCAGCACCTCCAGCTCCAACTGTAATTGTATAATCTCCTCCAGATATTTCTAACGTCGATCCTTGTAAAGGGGATGGTCCATAACCTGATGCGCGATAACCACCAGCACCACCGCCACCACCATTTCTTACTCCTCCTCCGCTAGCACCACCAGCTACTACTAAATAATCTATATTGTGTAATCTAACTGGCCATAGATCATCATTTCTTGCTGCAAATTGACTTTGCATTGACCACACACCACTTGCTTTGTTTAATTCTTTAATTACCACTATACCAGAGCCACCTGCACCTGATGCGTTTGCAGATGGATTATTTACTGCACCACCACCGCCACCGCCAGTGTTTGCAGTTCCAGCTTGTCCAGCTCCAGCTGGTTGTGATCCACCGCCACCACCACCGCCAGTTCCTCCAGAAGGTCGAGAAGGTGCTCCTCTACCTCCACCGCCACCACCACCACCGTATGTAGCGCAGTTTGTTGCTCCTGGAAATGAAGGACTAAAATCTGTTCCTGCTCCACCAACTCCTCCAGCACTTCCTGGTGAATTTCCTCCAACAGCTGCTTTTCCGCCACCACCACCACCGTGATCTTGGTTACCTGGAGCTGCAGCACCTACTCCACCAGCATTACCTTGACATGAAGTTCCTGTTCCTCCAGCTTCATCACCACCAGCTGCAGCACCTGAACCTCCGCCAGATCCTCCTGGTTTTCCACTTGTTGGTGTTCCAGATCCATCACCTGAACCTTGACCACCGCCACCACCTCCACCAGTTGCTGTGTAAGTTGTGCCACCTGTAGTTAATGTTGTGTTACTTCCTGATCTATCAGAGGGTGTTGTAGTACAAGACGATGGACCAGCTGATGCGCCAGCTCCAATTGTTACTGGAATTGAACTACACGCTGATAAGCTACATTGTTGTATAACTCCTCCAGCACCACCACCGCCTCCAGCTCCATAACCTGAATTACCTCCAGCACCACCACCTGCTACTATTAAAGCATCAACAACACGAGTTCCTGATTGTAATGTAATATCTCCTGAAGATGTTTTAGATGTAACTTTATTTTTTCCAAAAGAAGTTGCGTTAGTAACTCCTACCACACCACCGTTTAATGAGCCAGATCTGCTTCTAGGCATTTAGTGTCCTCCTATTCGGACACCCAAGCTGTGCCATTCCAATTATATTTGGTAGGTGTTTCCGATTCGTCGTTTGATTTAATTGCTTCCCAACCTTTAGTGTTGTCAGCGTTGTATTTTGTTTCGTTCCAAGAAATTCTGTATAACCATTCAGGAGTTTCTTGATCATCACCTAAAATTGTAGGATAGGTTATAGGTGCTTGCCAATCGTCATTAGAATCTAATGACCATGATGCAAAAGGTTGTTGTGATAAAAATTTATCTTTTACAGGATCATAAATATCTCCAATACCTGCATATTGTTTTCTAAAATTATTATTGTAAGAAGTTTGTTTCCAACTTCCACCTTGAAAAAAGTTAGCACACCATGTTTCTCCATCAACGTGCATATCGTTATCTCCTAACGTTCCGCCGCCTGCAGCAATATCATTGCCTACAACAACTACTCTTTGTACTACTTGATGTGAATCTGACGTAAATCCAGTGGGATCTGTCATTGATTTTAATTCTGCGAAATGTGCCATATTTTTACTCCTTAAATGTTATACTTATAATTTAATTTTAACTTACAGTCAACGTCCCTGATACTGTAAATGTTGCAATTTTATCTCCACCAGGGTGTGTAGATGTTGAATTATCGCCAGGTGCTACAGCAAATGTAACTGCACTTGGTCCTCTTACTACAACTAATCCTGATCCACCAGCTGCTGCTTGTCTAGGTTCAAGTCCAGGATAACCAGGGGCTCCACCACCGCCACCACCTCCAGTGTTAGCAGTTCCAGCTACAGCATTATTATTAGGGCCACCTGGATCATTCCAAGAACCTTTTCCACCACCACCATCACCACCTGGTTTAGGACCTGGGTAATCTGCTTGACCACCACCTCCACCACCTCTAGTTACAGGTGATCCTGTAATAGATGATGCTAAACCATCTCCTCCAAATCCAGTTCCATCTGTTCCACCAGCTTCACCAGCTCCACCACCACCTCCAGCGGTGCCTTCTGGTGTGCCTGTTGCAACACCGCCTGGAAAACCTTGACCTGATGTTCCTGCACCAACATCGCCAGGAGAACTTCCACATCTACCAGCACCACCACCAGAACCTCCAGCTCTACCTGCTCCACCACTTCCTGCTCCACCACCTCCACCACCAGTTGATGTTACAGTTGAAAATGTTGAATCATTACCATCACTACCACCTGAATCTGCACAACGAGGAGCTGCAGCACCACCTGCACCAACCGTAATTGTATGAGCACCAGATGGTAAAAAAATTTGATCTTCTGTGCTTGCACTTGGTCCACCTGGAGTTTCACTTCCAAAAGAATTTCTATATCCTCCTGCTCCACCTCCACCTCGGCCTCCACCACCGCCACCTGCGATTACTAAGAAACTTACATCAACACCAAAATTTGGCCATGTGCCTGCTTTTTTTTCTTCTAGCTGTTCGTTCATTGACCAAACACCTGAAGCCTTACTTAATTCTTTTACGATAACTATACCTGAACCACCATTAGATCCAGAGTTTGGATTTCCACCACCATCTCCACCATTTCCTGTATTTGCTGAACCAGCAGAACCCGGACTAGAATCAGCCATACCTTTTCCACCAGCAGCATAAGTTGTGCAATTAATTGGAGATGCAAAACCTGCCCCACCTGGAACACTTCCACATTTTGGTGATCCAACACAAGCTGAATTAGTTCCAGCGCCACCTGCGCCACCTCCCCCTGCACCTGTTCCACCAACACCTTTTGGTGCAGATAAAGATCCACCATCATTTCCTTGACATGCAGTTCCACAGCCACCAGCTCTAGGTGAACAACTCGTATAACCTCTAGCACCACCACCCGATCCTCCTGGTAAACCATCAGAGCCACAAGAATAACCAGCACCACCTCCACCACCTGTAGCTGTCGTGCACCCAAATACTGAATTACTTCCTGATGCACCATTTCTTGGTGCACTATCTCCTGAACCAGCACCACCTCCACCTACTGTAATTGGATATTGTGTGCTACCAGAAACATTGACTTCAGTTCTTACAAAACCTCCAGCACCACCTCCACCACCAACATTGTAACCGCCGCCACCACCTCCAGCCACAACATTTAATTCAACAATTCTAGTGCTTGAAGATGTACAAAGATTACCAGAAGAAGTTTTGGATGTGATTTTATCTTTTCCGAAAGACGTTTTGTTATTGGGTCCTATTATTCCGCCATTTGCCATAGCCTATAAAACCTCCTACGCGTCGTCTATTGATTCATATGATACGAATAAATCTAAATCTGAAGCTGCGCCTGCTCCTCCTTTAAGAACATCACCTTCCATTAAATATATTGGTGTGTCTAATAAAACTAGAGTTGCGTCAGCTGGTACTGAAACTGTTTTTGCTAAATGAAAAGTTCCAGATGTATCGAAGTTTGAAATACCATCTGGTGTAAAGTTTGCTTTTACGACAGAAATTGTTACATCAGCTGCATTTGTTCCATCAACGTTTGCAACTGTAATTCTATTTACTTTTACAATTTTTTCACTCGCTACTGTCAATAAAGTTGTAGTCGTAGTAGCTGTTAAGTTATATCCTACCGATTCACCTTTAATGGATGTTACTGATACTATATTTGGGTTTGCCATAATTTACTCCTTTTATCCGAAAACGATTGCCATTGCAATAGCTTTTCCTGTTGTTGCTGGTGATGAATCAAAGGTCAATTGACCAACAGCGGTTGTGCCAGAACCCGTGATACTGTCTACTTTTAAGAAGGTTCCTGCTGTAATATTTGATGTTGGAAACTTAATTTCATAAGACTGTGAACTACTATGTGGAGGTGAAGTAAGCTTAATCCCGTGGCTGTTAGATTCACAATTAAGCTGGATTGAACCTGGGTTTGTTGCACCCATTGCTTCAATAACACCAGTTCCTTTTGGTCTTAAACGTAAGTTAAGGTTTGAATCGTCTCCAACTGCACCAATCTGTGCACCAGCTCCTGTTGCAGCATTTGTAATATCTATGTGGTTTACTGCAGAACTAGTTGTTTCAAAAATTAATTGTTCTGCTCCATTTTCATCTCTAATTCCATGAGCATCATCAAAGTCTATCATGAAAGAGTTTGTATCTAGATTACCGCCTAGTTGTGGTGATGTGTCATCTACAACATCAGAGCCTAATGAAACTTCTGTAAGATTTGGATTAGTTCCATCATCTGCTCTTGCATATGCAATAACTGTTTTTCCATTTCCTATAGTAACACTAGTTCCTGTTCCAGTATCATATTTAAATACTACATTTTGAGAACCAGATGTTGCATTTTTTAAAATATAAAAATTTTGCACATCTAAAGGTATTGTAACATTTCGTGATGCTGTAAGAGATCCTGTAAATTCTATAACTCTGTGTGAAAGGGTTGCACCAGTCGCTCCATCAGATACAGTTAAATCAGTATCTCCTGAATCAGAAACAGCTTGTTGTGTAAAACCACCAGCTATTTGTTCGATGATTTGTAAGTTTGTATTTGTTTTTGTACCCCAAGTTCCAGCGTTTTCACCGGTTGCTTGAAGTTCTACACCTAATGGTGTGTATGTTGATGCCATAAAAAATTCTCCTACGCTGCTACATCAGTATAACTTGTATTTGATCCAGTTGCAACATTCGAATACGATGTATTTGAACCCGTTGAAACATCAGTATAAGATGTATTTGAACCAGTGTCAACATCAGCATATGCAAAGATATTTACTCCCCCTACGCTTAATGTTGCAGATAGACCTGTTAATCCTACCTGCATATCTACAGGAGAAATGCTTCCAACACTAGCACTAAAAGACTGACCAGTTAATCCTAAACCTTCTTCAATGGTTAAAGACCCTACACTTGGAGTAAGAACAAAAGGATTTGGTTGGACTAAAGAACCACCTAATCCTATAATTGACCCTTGACTTAATGTTAAATCAAAACCAGATACCTTAACTGTATCGTTTGGAACTACGACTGTTCCTAATGTAGATGTAATTTCTTGACCTGTTAAATCTGCTTCTTGTGATGAAATACCTTGAGCTGTACCTTGTGATAAAGTCATTGACTGACCAGAAGGTAAAACCGTATCATTTGGTATGGTTACACTACCTTGTGATGAGGTTATTTCTAAACCAGTTAAACCAACAACATCCGCAACTGCAGGAGTTCCTAAAGATGCAGTCATGGACTGACTTGTAAGTCCTACTGTCATTTCTATAGGTGAAATAGATCCAATAGAAAAAGATGCAGATAAAGTTGTTTCTATTACAACAGGTACAAAACCCTCACCTTGTGAAGATGTAATTTCTTGACCAGTTAAACCTACAATAATATCAGGAACTGAAGGTGTTCCTAAACTAGATGTTATTGATTGACCTGTAGGAAATATTGTTACGTCTTTGAGTTCACCCCACTCACCATCATTCCAAGCTTGTGCACCCCAACCTGTTTTAAGAGTTGTGTTCTCATTCCAATACGCTTGGCCCCAGGTAAACCTGCCCCATCCTGAAGTAGTCGACATGGTCGACCTCCTATGCTAATCTGATTATTGCTGCTGTAGCGCTGTTGTCAGGAAACTCAATTTTAAAAGTTCCGTTACTTGCTGTTTTGTCACCACCAAAAGCAATAATTGCTACTGCATCAGTTGTACCTGAACCACCTGCAGTTGTTGTGTTATATATCATTGCACCATTGGCTGTGAAAGAAGCTGAGTTGTATGTTACGTCACCAAAATCTGTAAATGCTGTAGTTCCTGTTAATCCAACTCCTGTTCTTGTAAGAGTTGCACCACCTGCAGTGTAAGCAGTTCCTGATGTATTTGTAATTTCATTTGAAGTTGAATAATCAGTTGTGCCTGCACCTAAAGATGCTGAGCTAGTAAATAATGCTAATTTAAAAGTGTGTCCACCTGATGAAGCAAAATTGTGTTTACCTTGTAAAAGCTCTTGTTTAAAACTTGAACATATTGCTGATGTTATTGCCATAATTTTCTCCTACGGGTTTACTGAGTTTACCGGTATTCGAACAGTGCCATCTGTGTAGTCATCTCTTCTTCGTCTACCGACTTGCTCGTTAGCAAACTTCTGTACTTCTTGTTTATATTTATTTTCGTATAAAGTCAACATATCTATCGGACCTTTTAAAAATCCATATGTCTCTGATAAACAACAGTATAATAGCCCATTTGGAAAGTTAAGACTAATATAATTAGTATCATCATTTTCTAAAAGATTAGGCATTTTGTTAAAATGAACTTTATATCTGTAAGTGGTGTTAGGGACCGGAGCCACTATAATACGACCTGATGTAGTATCTGTATTACCAGTTGCACCACCAAACATGGCATAATATTTAGGTTGACCTTGAGCAGCCGCTGTACCTGTTACATCCTGATACTCTTGAAGATAAGATATATCTTTTTTCTCTAGATATCTATTAGCTCCAGTTGTTTCAGATCCTGCAGTATCATAAACTTGTATGGCTCTAATAAATAAACACCCTGCTGGTGCGTTTATAGATTCTTGCCCAGCCACAAAATTACCTAATTGTTGTTTTCTATCCGCATCAATAGGAACATCTCTAAATATTCTATATTGTGAATTTAAAATTATGTTTTCTAAAACAGCATCTGTTAATACATTTGAATCTGTTTCAGTATAACTTCTTATCTGTGTTTTTAACCCTGATGCAGTTAAACCTGGCATTATATTATCCCCGCTATTTCTCTACAAATAGGACAGCTTTTTTTATATCTAGTGTGTGTACCACATTTTACTGCTTTTCCATTTTCATCTGTATATAGTGGAACATCTGGTTCTGCCGAATGTAAATATAAAGCTTCGTGCGGATCCACCTCATCACATTTACAAGCTTTAATGCCAAATAAATTACAAATAAAATTTTTTAATTTTTTAATCATGCCGTTACTGTTACAGGTCCCGCTGACGCAGAACCGCCTCCTCCTGTTTGAGTTATACTAGATGTTGTTCCTGTTGCAAAGGTATAATTATCATCATTTACTTTAGTGATTAAATAACCTCCTGCATCATTTATGGTTGCCGCTGCAACTCCACCAACAACTTCTGCATCTCTAAATCTAACTCTATCATTAGTTGATCTGCCGTGATCTGGTTCATTTACAGATATAGTTGCCGATCCATTTGTTGTTGTAAAAGCATTTAATGGTAACAATTTAGGAACAGCTGTTTCTACTCTGTCTGGTCTAACATTTCTTAAAGATATAGAATCACCATTCATGGGTTTTGGTTCTAATTGTGGTTGCTTTGGTTCGAATTCTGATACATGTACAAAAGCACCGTTCCATTCTCTAACCATTTCTTTGTATGGAAACTCCATACCAGATCTATCTGATATTGCTTTTGCGTATTTACCTGTTGCGTACTTTGCCATTATGATCCTGGGTAATATGCTTTAGGAGTAATGTGTGTGCTAGATGCAGAACCGTCCTCTGCTAACGCTCTTGCGAACTCATCCTCGTAAACTAATTTCATTGTTTGAGTTAATTGTGGAACATATTTCATAGCTAAATAATAAGCTAATCCTGATACCATACAAGGTACAAATCTAAATGGAACATCAGTTGCATTTGTGTAATCTCCAACATCTTGTATTCTTTTTATAAAAAAGAAGTGCATATCTTTAGATGCGTTTGTTGAATCTGGTGTTGGATAAATATGTATAGTAACTTTATCTATAAATCTTTCCACCCAATATTGATTAGGTGTGCCTTTAGATAATTTATTAGAAAAGCCTGCATAAGTAGACCTATCTACTTTTGTCATTGGTGAATCTGATTGTGTAGTCTGTGTTCTATTAGATCTTAATTGTGCTTCAAGGACATCGGACATACCAAATACACTAGCTGGATCTGTTGTCGTTGCAGAAGTTCCATCATCACTTGATCTAAAAAAATCATAATCTGCTTGACCTTCTATAAGATCTAAATTTGTTGAACCTATCTCCCAATAATGAATGCCTCTATTACCCCATTCTTGAAACAATATATTTAAAGTTCTTCTAGCGTTTTTTAATTGATAACCAGCAACGTTTTGCTGGCCTATTCTTTCAAAAGCTTCTTCTATTATTTCATCAATAGCAAAAGTTTTATCAAATGTTGTTGTTCCCGAGGTAGTGTTGGCCATTTAACCTCCTATCCATCAAAGAATGTCGTAACACTCACTGCTGTTCCTGCTGGAATATCTATAAAAGCTCCTGCATCAAATAACACCCCATCATCTGGAATATATGGATCAATGTAATCTTTTGTAGTTGTTGCAACTTGAAAAGAAAATAAAGATGTTCCTGATACAGGTGATGTATTAAAATAAGATATATTTCCTACAGTTCCACCAGTCGTAATGTGCATTCCTCTAACTCTTGTTCTACCAGCAGTTAACACAGCTTGTCCACCTGTAGTTCCTGCAGCGTTTCCAACTGAGGTATTTGTACCAACCGTGCCACTAGTAGCTATCTGAGTAACTGTATTAAAAAATTTACTACCTGTTACTGTAGTCGCGTTTGGTCCAGTTATCGCTTCTGATAAATCATTACCTGCAATATCTGTTCCAGTTACTGTAAAAGTAACTCCAGAAATATCTGCCGCCGAAGTTATAGTAAGTTTACACGCTTGATCTGTATCATGAAATGCACCTGTTCCCGCCGCTGCCGCTAAAGTTAAATTAGCAGCTCCACTTGTGGTTTGTAGTGCAGCCACTGATGCTGTTGCAGCAGATAAATTGTTTAAGAATGTTTTACTCTTTACGTCTGTTGACATTTGTTTCTCCTTAAAATTTAAATGTGGGGCCGAAGCCCCACATTAAATTAATTAATTAGTGTTGTTTATTTGCTGTGTCCAGTAGACGTTTAATACTGCTTCTCCAGTAGTTAAAGCATCATCTGTTTTAGCAGAAAGAACAACAGCTTTGTCCATCTCATAACCAGCTGCATCGTCATCTGAAACATTTAAACAATTTTTCATTTGAGCAACTGTTTGGTCCATACCAGTTGGTATGTGATGAGAAGCAACAGCTTTTACATCATTATCTGAATCACCTGCAAAGTAGTCAAGATCTAAACTATTAAGAGTAGCTCCTGATGCTTGTGCAACGTTAGCACCAATCTGTACGTCAAAACCAGCTGTATCGAAAGCCTCGTTAACTACAAATCTAATATCATTGATTCTAGAAAATTTAGGAATCACGATATTGTTCGCTAAGTTTTTACCAGATGTTGTTGAAGATTGACCAAGTGGGTATTCGTTAAATAACGATCTACACACAACAGAAATCAATCCTGAAACAATTACACCAACTTTTAAAGTTCCAGCTGTTCCAGAACCATCAATAGCTATAGAAGTTATAGTTTTAAAAGTTTTAGTCGAAGTAGCAGTTCCAGTGTCAGCCATTGTTACATCCTCTGTCTGTGCATTGTCTAAAACATCTGTTCCAGTGATCGTTGCAGTTCTTGCAGAATCATCACCTCCAGATGTTAAAGTGACTACAGATGCAGCTTCAAAACCACCATCAGAAGTTATTCCTGGTACGTTTTGAGTTGAATCTACTAACGTAACAGAAGTTGTGCTAGCTCCGTTAGAACCAGTCACAGCTATCTTGTCATCATCAGTTGTTACAGTAAAGTTACTGTGGTTTACAGGGAAAGATGCGTGACATTCTACGAATGCAACGTTTCTCACGTTTTCTGAAACGCTTGTTCCTGTAGTGTTTTGTATTCGGCCAACGTTAATTGGTCCCGAAAAGTTTGTTCTTGCCATAATTGTATCCTCCTAGTTTTCCGAACATAGTCTCTAGGCCGTCGACTATACGCGTCTATGTTCTTTAATTAATTGTATAGTGATAAAATTATATACTAGTTTTAATTAGAGCGCAAGAGGGCCTGTAATGTGGATTGGATTTTTCCAACGATGTAGCTTTTTATTAAGTAGCTACAGAAACTTGAGGAGCCGCAGCGTCTATCTTATTTTGTGCATCAGCTTTTTCTGCTTCTGCTAGTTTGATCTGGCTAATAACTTCTCTGACTTTTCTGTCAATCTTAACCATATCGAGAGTATATCTACCCTCTTTAAGATGCTCCTGCTCCCATTGAAGATCTAGTCCCTTCTTTTGTGTGTAAAGGGTCTCCAGATGTTGCATTATCGCCTCCATTAATAACCTCCTCGTAGGTTATTCTGTTTACTCTTGGATCCATCATTTCTCCAAGATACTCCCATTTTATATCATCTTTTCCTAGAGTGTCAACTATTGCATTTTCAATGCCTTCAGCTGAATCCTCTGATTTGACTATAAAATCTGCGTGATATTTGTAAGCGTTTATCTTAACTCTAAATAATTTCATGATCTCACCGTTTGTATTAATAAATGGGGCCGTTTTAAGGCGGCCCCATAAAATTTATTGATTACGCACCTTCTACGCCAAAGATACCTCTGAAGTCAGATACTCCAAATGAGTATCTTTCTCTAGCTTTGTATCTTACGTTTCCAGTATCGAAGTCACCTTCCATTGCAGTTGTCAATGGAGCTCTTGTGAACATTTTCATACCATTTGGTACGTCTGTAATGATATAGAACGAATCTGCATCTGTTAGGTAGTTGTTCACTCTATAACCTTGAGGAACCATACCCATAGATACGATTGCATTAATATCATTGTCAGCTGTCCCAGTTCTACCTTGAGATTTTAATAATCTCTCAGCTGTGAACTGATTCTCCGATGGGACTATCATTTTTAGTCCTCTAGCTGCAATTCTAAGTCCTCTCTCATCAGTCATTTTAGAGATGTCAATCATTGACTGCTCTAAAGAAGTCTCATTAAGATCTGCTTGTGTAGATAATGTGTTCTTCACATTTGGACCTGTAAGAGTAGGGTGAGCTGTACTAAATAAAGCCACTCCGTCTCCTGATTGGAAAGTTCCAGTTGAAGGTAATCCGTTAATTAATAACTCAACAGATTTTACCTGCTTAGCGTTACTCATAGATCTTGCTAAAGCTTTTGTGTATCTAGCAGAAAGTCTGTCGTAGAGATTATCTTCGATAGCTTCCTCTGTGATAGCAAATGCTAAAGCTACAGTCTCGTGAGTGTATC